TATGCCAGTATTGTGCACAAGAAGCAACTACAGTAGATCATGTAATACCTAGACGCTTAGGCGGATTAGATACCGATGATAATTTAGTAGCTGCATGTTCTAAGTGTAATTATTCGAAGGGTGGGCGGTTTTTTGTGAGCAAGAGAACACCACCGACCCCCATTTCCTTTTCTAACCGACAAAACACCTCGATCGCCCACGATCAGATTGAATCAGATTGATAGACCTTAAAACTGGAGAGATCCTTTTAGATCAGGCTCAATCAGAAATAGGAGGTGTGGCAACTCCACGAATTCACTCTCCTTTGAACGATTTGCCGTCTAAAGGTCAAGAAATGATCGACTTTGCAGCTGAGATCGGTATCCCAATGATGGAATGGCAAAAGTTTGTGGCTATTCATGGTCATAAAGTCAAGCCCGATGGCAGATGGCATCACACAGAGGCGGGACTTTTGATAGCCCGTCAAAATGGTAAGTCTACATTTATGATGCTCCGCATACTTTGTGGAATGTATGTCTGGGGCGAAAACTTGCAGCTGTCCTCAGCTCATAGATTAACTACATCACTTGAAACATTTAGGCAAATGGTTTCATTGATTGAAGAAAATCCTCGCTTGGCTAGTGAGGTAAAAAAAATCCGGTGGCAACATGGTGCGGAAGAAATGGAACTTAAAGGCGGTCGCAGGTTTGTAGTTAAAGCTGCTAACAATGCTTCGCGTGGTATTTCAAAGCCTTCCACAATTCACTTAGATGAATTAAGAGAATACAAAGATGAAGATGCTTGGTCATCAATGCGATATACAATGATGGCTGCGCAAAATCCTCAAGTATGGATTTATTCAAATGCTGGCGATCAACATTCTGTTATTCTAAACAAACTTAGAGAACGCGCTTTAGCCACAGGTGCGAACTCCTCCGATACGATCGGTTGGTTTGAGTGGAGTGCCGAACCCGATGCACCGATAACCCTTCCGTCAGGTGATATCAACTGGGAAGCATTCTCTCAAGCCAATCCATCGCTAGGAATAACAATTCATCCTGATAACTTAAAAGCTGTCCTTAACGATCCCCCAGACATTGTGCGAACCGAAGTTTTATGTCAATGGGTGGATACGATCAATTCAGCAATTGATGCTCAAAAGTGGGCTTTATGTCAGACCGAACCAATACCATTAGATCCCGAAAAGGAAACTTGGTTTGGATTAGATTTAAGTCCAGATCGTAAATTTGGCGCATTAGTAGCAACTCAAAAACTTTCAGGCGAAAGATTTAATTTGGTTTTACTTCATACTTGGTCAAATGATTATTCGATAAATGATTTAGCCGTAGCAAATGACATTGCTCCCTATGTTCGAAGATACAATGTTCAAACTGTTGCTTATTCCAAAAGAACTGCTCAAGCCGTTGCAAGTCGCCTAGTTCCAGCAGGAATTCCAATAACTGATATGGATGGTGCCATTTATGCAGAAAGTTGCGACAGATGGCTTGGAGCCATAAATTCGCACAGGCTTCAACATGGTGGGCAAGAGGAATTAACTCAACAAACATTATCAGCTGCTAAATTGCCTTACGGAGATGGATCTTGGATTATAGGAAGGAGAGCCAGCAGGGTCGCGGTTTGTGCTTCGGTGGCAAGTGCTCTCGCTTCATATTTTGCGACACAAGTTGAAACAGAGGTAGACATTCAAGTCGGATAATTTGTATTTATGGTATATTATGTGCTAATGGGATTATTTGATCGTTTTACCACAAAGCAGACAATTCAACCAGTAGATGTTGCTGCTGCGCTTGCACCTTACAATTCACAACAATTAGTTGGTGGAATTTTATTTGGAACTACAACTGCAAGTCGTGAACAGTATATGGCAATTCCATCTGGAGCACGCGCAAGAAATATAATTTGTTCAACAGTCGGATCTTTACCGCTTGAGCAATACAATCATTTTACAAATGAGCATGTAAGACCAAACAGAGTTATTATGCAACCAGATCCAAGAGTTGCAGGGTCAGCAATATACGCGTGGATAGCCGAAGATTTATTATTGTATGGCGTTGCTTATGGAATGGTAATGGATGCTTATGCTGCAACCGATGCTTCAAGAATTAGAGCATGGACAAGAATTGCACCTAATAGAGTTTTTGCATCATTAAATGGTAATTCAACAGAGATTGAGTATTACACAGTTGATGGCAAGCGAGTGCCACCATTTGGATTAGGTTCATTAATTGTATTTAACGGATTAGATGAAGGAATTCTTAATCGTGCAGGTCGCACAATCAAAGCTGCTGCTGCATTAGAACAAGCTGCTGAAATGTATGCAAAAGAGCCAATGCCACAAATGGTCTTAAAATCAAATGGCACAAATCTTACTCCAGAGCGAATTACTAAACTTCTTGAATCTTGGAGAGTGTCAAGATCAACAAGAGCAACTGCTTTCTTAAATGCTGATGTTGAATTACAAGCATTAGGTTTTGATCCTGCCAAACTTCAACTCAATGAAGCCCGTCAATACCTCGCTCTGGAAATTAGCAGAGCAAGCGGAATTCCAGCAAGTTTCGTATCTGCTGAAACTACTTCAATGACTTATTCAAACATGACTGCTGAAAGAAAAGCGTTAATTGATTTTTCACTTCGACCAATCTTAACTGCCATTGAGCAACGCTTATCAGCTGCCGATTTTTGCCCTAATGGAATTGAAACTCGTTTTGATATTGATGATTTCTTGAGAGGTTCAGCATTAGAGCGTGCTCAAGTTTATGAAATCCTAAACCGCATCGGTGCAATGAGCATTGAGCAAATCCAAGAAGAGGAGGACTTAATCCGATGAAGATTAATTTCCCAATAGAAATAACTGCTGCCGATACAAACAAGCGCACAATCTCAGGAAAAATAGTTACATGGGATGAGCAAGGTTCAACAAGCGCAGGATTAACAGTATTTGAAAAAGACAGCATTGATTTCTCAAAGCCTGTCAAATTATTGCTTGAGCATGAGCGAACAAAGCCACTTGGAAAACTTGTTGATATAACTGCAACAGATACAGGCTTGGAAGCAACATTTCGTTTGGCTAAAACTTTTTCTGCGGATGACGCATTGGAAGAGGCTGCAACTGGGCTTCGCGATGGATTTTCTGTCGGAGTTAAAATTAATGAATGGAAAAATGAGGAAGGCGTGCTAAGAATTAAATCAAGCACACTTCAGGAAGTTTCACTTGTAACAGATCCTGCAATTGACAGCGCAAGAGTTGCTGAAGTTGCAGCTAGTGAAACACCAGAGAATTCCGAAGCAACCGCTGAGGAAACCACAACAAAGGAGAACATAGTGTCAGAAATTACTTCTGAGGCTCCTATCGCAACCGAAGCGGTAGAAGCGACACAGGCTCCAGTTGTAACAGCCAACTACATGGCATACACAAAGCCACGCGTTGATACAAATGTTACAGCAGGACAATATCTAAATGCACAAATTAAAGCACTAGGTGGCGACACCGATGCACGCGATTTAGTAGCAGCATTACAAATTGCAACTGTTTCTGAGAACACAGGAATGGTTCCACCTAACTATCTACGCGATGTAATTGGCGTAATTGATTCAAGCCGTCCATTTATTGATTCAATCGAGCGTGCTCCACTTCCAGCATCAGGAATGAAAATTTTCACTCCTAAATTAGGAACACAGGCAACTGTTGCTCAAACTGGTGAGGGTGTTGAGTTCTCATCAACTGATACAGTTGTAACTTTCCAAGAAGACAATATTGTTAAGTTTGCAGGCGCAAATGTAGTCAATGTTGAATTATTTGATCGTTCAGACCCATCTTTCGCTGATCTATTAGTTCGTGAGTTAGCAGCATCTTATGCACAAAAGACAGATGCTTATGCAGCAAACATTGCAGCACAAAACTCAATTGGTTCAACTGGATCATCTATTTACAAAGCCATCGCTGATGGAATTGCAGATTCTTATGGCGTTATGCGCTTTACACCAAACCGCTTATTGGTTGCTCCTTCAGGTGGACAAAATGATATCGATTTCGCTGGATTGCTTGGCGCAGTTGACGGATCACAGCGTCCACTATTCGCAGCAGCAGCTCCACAAAATGCTGGCGGATTAATTTCACAAGGCTCAACAGCTGGAACAGTTGCTGGTCTTTCATTAGTAGTTGATCCTAACTACACAGGCAACGATGCAGGTGCTAAATATGGATTAGTTTATCCATCAGCAGCAATGCGATTCCACGAGAGTGGCACAATTGAACTTCGTGCCAATTTGGTTGCTAATGGACGCATCGAGATCGGTCTTTATGGTTATGTAGCCGTAGTAAACCGCTTCCCTACTGCATTCCGTTATTTAACAGTAGCGTAATTTAACTGAGTGCCTGAGGTTGCTCCCGATCTCAGGCATCCATTAATGGGAGTAAGGAGATGACATGCCAACCATAATTACAGCTTCCGAGTTGAGATCTGTGCTTGGTGTGTCATCATCCTTGTATTCTGATTCTTATCTAAATCAAATAATAGACACGGCTGAATCCGTGATTCTTCCAATGCTTGTTACATTCAAAGCGCCAATCGAAAAAGTATCGCTGACAGATAATGTCGCTACTTTCACTACACTAGGAATACATGAATTCACCGAAGGACAATCAGTCGTCATCACAGGATGCGGATCACCATACAACGGAACAAGAGTTGTGCTGGCAGATAATCTTGGACAATATACCTTTTCGCAATCGATCACTAATGCCGACATACTCGAGGCTAATGTCATTCCATCCGGAGTTGCTGCCCTTTCTGGCGGATCAACTTATGTTGGAAATGCAGCTGTTCAATCAGCCGTCTACACAGTTTCAGTCAATGTTTTCCAAGCAAGACTTTCAAGCGGAGGACAAATAGAGGGTGTCGATTTTGCCGTTACGCCGTTCAAAATGGGCAGATCACTTTTCAACACCTGTGTTGGCTTGTTGGGCAGTTACATGGACACCGAAAGCATGTGTCAATAAATGCCTAACCAAACAATCCTAGAACAAGTTAGAACACCTTTAGCAACTGCTTTATCAAGTGTTGCAGGAAATGTCTACGCTTTTGTTCCAGAGTCCGTAGTTCCTCCAGCCGTAGTAGTTGTCCCAGATAGCCCATACCTAGAATTTGAAACAATAAACAAAAGCAACATTCGTGCAAAAGTTAATTTTACAATTTCAGTTGCAGTTGCTTACAACAGCAATCCTGCATCACTTGATAACATTGAGCAGTTAGTCATTAGCGTTCTGGCAGTAATTCCAGTTGGATATATTGTCAGCTCGGTCGAAAGACCAACAGTCACCACAGTCGGAGCATCGACTTTGCTTATTGCAGATGTTCGAGTATCTACCTACTACACACGCACAGTCTAAGGAGAAATCATGGCAACCACAGTAATAACCGGTCGCGATATTTCGTTGTCTTTCACAGGTGGAACAGACATCGAAGCACAAGCAACCAGCGCAATTTTGACAAAGGTTTTAGAGCGACAGACCTATCAAACACTTGATGGCGAGGCTTACAAAACCACAAATGTATCAGCTACATTTGCACTTGAAATGTTAGCCGATTGGGGCAAGACAAGTTCCGTATGTGAGGCACTATGGACTGCATGTGATAGTGCACCAGACACAGACATCACAATCACTTTAGTAAGTGCAACAGGCGCATCATTTTCATTCCCAATTAAGCCAAGTT